TAGATATGAATCCTTTTCAAGCAGGATATATAGAGCGTCTTAGAGCATGGCGAGATCTAAGGCACTCTGCAGTTAATCTTGACGACGATGAAAAACTAAAAACAATAGATCGATGGTGGCAACAAGCACCCTTGCTCACTCATCATATTCATCCGCTAGATCAACAAAATTGGCCAGATCCATGGACCATGTTGTCCGATAATCTATATTGTCACTTGACAAGAGCATTGGGAATTTGTTATACTTTATTCATGTTAGATGAACATCCTGAACTAGTATCAGCAAGAGACCAATATTGTGAAGAGTATCCCTTAGTCTTAGTACGAAGTGGTAAATATATACTTTCTTATCATCCCAATACCGTACTAAGTAATAGTCTCAGCGACTTCAAGATAATATCTAGATTCAATCTAGATAGTTCACGATCAAAAATAAAATAAGGTATTATAACTATGAGTATTAACGTCATCAAGCGAGATGGATCTCGTGTTCCCTTAGATATCAGTAAAATACAGCGTCAAGTACAACAATGTTGTCGTGGTATTGATCATGTTAGCGCTAGTATGATTGAAATCAGAGCCAAGATTCAGTTTTATGATGATATGAAAACTAGCACAATTGATCAGTTATTGCTGCAAGCAATGGTTGGACTGATCGATGAAGAAGATAATCCCGAACTACATAATGTAAATTATCAGTATGTAGCAGGTCGTCAGCGTAATAGTATGCTTCGAAAGGAAGTATATAATCAATATGAACCCTGGAGACTATGGGATATTATTAATCGTAACGTCAAGTTAGGATTTTACACGCCCGAACTATTAGAATGGTATTCTGAATCAGAGTGGTCCACTATCGAACTATTCATGGATCATGATAAAGATGAGCGTTATGGTTATGCTGCTATTGCTCAACTATGTGAAAAGTATTTGGTACAGAATCGTAGCACAGGGCAGATTTATGAAACTCCACAAGTTAGATATGCAGTAGCAGCAGCCACTGCCTTTCATGCTGAATCCAAAGATAAGAGACTAAAATACGTTAAGGATTACTACGAATGTGCCAGTGATGGCCATTTTACTCTGGCTACCCCTGTGCTTGCTGGTCTTGGGACTACTACTAAACAGTTTAGCAGTTGTGTGCTTATTAGTGCTGATGATACTCTTGACTCCATTTTTGCAAGCGGAGAAATGATGGCCAAGTATGCTAGCAAACGTGCTGGCATTGGATTAGAGATCGGTCGTGTTCGTCCCGTAGGTGCTCCTATTCGTGGTGGTGAAATTAAGCATACTGGTTTGATACCGTTCTTAAAGAAGTGGTACGGTGATCTTCGTAGTTGTAGTCAGGGCGGCATTAGAAATGCTAGTTGTACGGTTTATCTACCTATCTGGCACTATCAGTTTGACGATTTTATCGTTCTGAAAAACAATCAGGGCACCGAAGAAACTAGAATCAGACAACTTGACTATGGCGTGGTTATTAGCAAGTTATTTTGGCGTAGATATAAGAACGGTGAAAATATTACGCTGTTTGATCCCTCAGAAGTGCCCGATATGTACGAAGCATACTATAGAAACAGTGAGCAGTTTGAAGAACTATACACCAAGTACGAGCAAGATCAAACCAAGAAACGTAAAGTTATCAGCGCTGAAGAAATATTCAAGAGTGGAATACTAAAAGAGCGTACAGATACAGGCAGAATTTATCTAGTCAATATAGATAATGTAATCAATCAAGGCTCATTTGATTGTGAGCTAGATCCTATTTACATGAGTAATCTTTGCGCCGAGATAGTTTTGCCAACTAAACCATTTCAGCGTCTAGAAGATGAAAGGGGCAGAATCGCTTTATGTACACTTGGCAGTATCAATTGGGGAGCATTCAGAAATCCACAAGACATGCGTAAAGCATGTCGTGTGTTAGTTCGTAGTCTTAGTAATCTTCTAAACTATCAGGACTTCTTGAGCATACAAAGCGAACTAGCTAATAAAGATTTTGAACCACTAGGTGTAGGTATTACTAATCTAGCTTATTGGCATGCCAAGAGAAATCTTAAGTATGGTAGTAAAGAATCACTAGCAGAAGTAAAACGTTTCATGGAGCATCAGGCTTACTACTTGACTGAGATGAGTGTAGAACTAGCAGAACAATTCGGCTCATGTCAGGGCAGTGCTCGTACATGGTACGGTCGTGGCGTATTTCCCTGGGAGCGTAGAGCACAGGGTGTTAATGATCTCACAGACTTTACTCCCACACTTGATTGGGAACCATTACGACAACGTATGAAGCGAAGCGGTATCAGAAACGCTACATTAATGGCTATCGCTCCGGTAGAAAGTAGTTCAGTAGTATTGAATAGCACTAATGGCATTGAGCTTCCTATGGAGTTAATTTCAGTTAAAGAAAGTAAAGCAGGTAGCTTTGTACAAGTTGTTCCTGAATATCGTAGACTAAAAAACAAATATCAACTAATGTGGGATCAGCAGGATTGTGTAGACTATTTAAAGACAGCAGCAGTATTAGCGGCTTATGTAGATCAAAGTATTAGTACTAATACTTTCTATTCTCCAAAACACTTTGAAGGAGGAAAGATTCCTGCTACACTAGTAGCTAAGAATCTGATGTTAGGAATTCATTGGGGACTTAAGAGTTATTATTATTCACTTCTAGACAAAACCGGAGCTAAGGCAGTGCTAAAAGACAAGTCAGAGAATATTATACCGTTCACGCCGCCAATTGAGATTGCGGAAGATGATTCATTCTGCGAAAGCTGTAAACTTTGAGTATAATGAGAATAACTGAAATCGTAAACGGAATATTAAAGCACCCGCGAATTAGTTCAACTGAAGATTTTTCTAAATCATCTAAAGTTGGCAATCGTGAGGGCTACGATATTCATCAATCTACGATTGACGATGCCATATCTCTTATGATATTAGATTCTGACGGAACATATAAAGGATATATACTCTATAAGAATGATGGGCATTTTATAGAGGCATACGTTAAAGAGCAATTTAGAAGACAAGGAATTATGTCTACCCTAATTCTATATGTACTTAGGAATGATAATATTAGATTGTATATAAATGCTGATGATGTAGTAAGTGATATGTCTAGGAATGCATTCATGACTATGACAATAAATAATAAAATAAAAATCCTCGATAAAAATACTGAAAAACATTTCACTAATCAAGAATTACATAGAATTTTTAGCAGTCTGGGTGCAAATGACTATGCTTTAATAATAGAGCATACACATAAACAGCCACGAGATAATTTTTACGAGATAGTAAATGAGAGTGGTGATGCCATATATAACAAAACATTTGATGGTGCCAAAATAACCGAATTTTTTTATGATTGAAAACATATTTATAAATCTTCTGTAAAAGACTAAAATGAAAATAAGTAATATAACAAAATTTATCGAAGTGACTTATGACAAGATATTATATGAACATAAAAGAAATTTCAGAGAAATAGTATCAGAAATAAAATATGGTCATTTCGGATATCCTATTTCTTCAGAGACTGTTATGGACGGAGAAGAATTAGGAACATATGAGGGGCAGAAAATCTTTGGGACTAAAATGACATCAGACGGGCAAGATTTTGTTGTTTTATATGTTCCATATGGCAATTCATACAAAGGGTATGTGAAATGTATTGATAATGAAAATAGCGTAGAATTCTCACAGGCTTTTGTCAAAGATGAGTTCAGAAGAAAGGGTATTCTTTCTGCCATCATACTCTTCACACTAAAAATTGAAAAAATGAAGATAACCATTTCTCCAAATGAGATCATGACGGATGATAGCAGAGGGCTCTTTTATAATTTATCCTCGGAGAAAAAAATGATAACTATTAGAGATTCTAAAACAGGAAAAATTATGAGTTCTTCTAAACTCAGTAAATTATTTTCTGATGTAAGTGATAACGATGTGGGGTTGATTGTGGAGTCTGAAAAAAGAATCAATGAACATATGACTCAAATAATAAACATTCACAACGGAAAATCGGATTTTATCTGAAATGAAGTACATATGGAGAATCTGGGCAAAGGATCTGGGTGATTATCCTAGAACAACAGTACAATCTATCAAAACAAATTTGACTAACATATTATGAAAAACCCACACATTATTGAAACACTATCTACACTAGAACAGCACGTATCTAATATTAATAGCATCTTAGAAGAACTACATAAACATGGAGTTCGTATTCATTTTAACATAGAATGTGATCCTCCTAGTTATAAAACTACGGTAAAAATATCTAATGCTATACAAACCATTGATTATTTGAAATGATAATGTGTCAAGGCATTGATAATTGTAAAAATAAGGAAATAAAATGAGTAAAGAAAATTATGACTTAAGTAAAAAAACAGACTATCTAAAAAGAACAATGTTTCTTGACCCAGCAGGTCCAGTAACAGTTCAAAGATTTGAAGAGGTCAAGTATCCCAAGATTCAAAAGTATGATGAAACGGCACAGGGATTCTTTTGGAGACCTGAAGAAATTAGTTTGACCAAAGACAAGATTGATATGCGTGATGCTACAGAAGCCGTCAAGCATATCTTTACTAGTAATCTACTACGTCAAACTGCTCTAGACAGTATTCAGGGTCGTGGCCCTAGTCAAATTTTTAGTCCAGTAATCTCTATACCTGAACTAGAAGCATTAGTACTAAATTGGTCATTTTTCGAAACGAATATTCATAGTAAGAGTTATAGTCATATCATTCGTAATATCTATAATGTTCCCAAAGATGTATTCAATAGCATACATGATACTAAAGAAATTATAGACATGGCTAGTAATGTTGGCAATTACTATCACGTATTACATCGAATCAACTGTGCTAAAGAGTTGGGTCAAGATGTCACAGAGCATGAACACGTTCGAGCAATTTGGCTAGCACTTAATGCAAGTTATGCTCTAGAAGCGCTACGCTTTATGGTAAGTTTTGCTACAAGTCTAGCAATGGTTGAAAACAAGATCTTTGTTGGTAATGGCAACATCATTTCTCTTATTTTACAAGATGAAATCTTACATTCAGAATGGACTGCTTATTTGATCAATCAAGTAGTCAGAGATGATGCTCGTTTTTCCAAAGTAGTTGAAGAATGTGCCGAAGAAGTATACAATATGTATATGGATGTAATTCGTGAAGAAAAATCATGGGCCGAGTATCTGTTTAAAAAGGGACCAGTTATTGGTCTTAATGCTGATATTCTAAAAGATTTTGTTGATTACACCGCTTTTATTAGACTCAAGGATATCGGTATTAAATATCTAGACCCACATCCCAAATCTAGTCCTATACCATGGTTCTCTAAGCATCTTAATTTACATAAGAAGCAATCAGCTCTTCAAGAAACAGAAAGTACTAGTTATGTTATTGGAGCTCTTAGTGATAGTATTAATAAAGAAGAACTACCCGAACTATAATTAACAAGGAGACATAAACAATGTTTGGATCATCGTATTTTGAAAACGCTTTAACCTATAGAGAGGCCTCTGAAGTCAATCAAGCAATGGGCAGAGTGTATTTTCATATGGGATTGGCTGTACTGACCTCAATGATAGTTAGTCTGTTGATCGCCAGCAGTCCTGCTCTTCTTGCCTTTTTCTTTACTGGTGCTATGAAGTGGGTTGTTATGTTTTTACCATTAGTAGCAGTATTTGGCATTAGTTTTGCCTTGTCCAACGATCCATCAAAAGAAGTAGCCATATTGCTACTACACGGTTTTGCCGCTATCATGGGCTTGAGTTTTGCCATGATCTTTGTAGTATTTAAAATGGGCAGTATAGTTAGTGCCTTTATGGGTGCTGCTATTCTTTTTTTAATAATGAGTGCCTACGGATACTTTACAAAGAAAAGTCTTGATAGCATGGGTAAGTTTATGATTGTTGGACTTATCGCTATTGTTATTGCTAGCATTATTAATATCTTTATTGGTAGCAGTCTTATGACCATGGTTATCTCAGCACTGGCTATTATTATATTTCTTGGATTGACTGCTTATGACACGCAGAAAATCAGAGAAATGCTCAGCACTAAAAGTTCATCAAGTAGTGACGAGATTCAGGGTGCTCTTACTTTGTATCTTGACTTTATCAATCTATTTTTAAATTTATTACAGTTATTTGGAGAGAAGAAAGAATGAAGTATCGTAAAAAACCAGTTATTATCGAAGCAATTGAATTTGTTTATAGTAAAGAAGGAATCGAGCAACTTAGACAATTCTGTGGATCAGCTTTGGGTAATACACACAAAGAGCGTCATCCTGATGCTCTAGGTGAAGCAGAACTGGGAACACTAGAAGATGGAGTTCATCTAACCGTAAAGCATATTGCTACAGAGGGTGACTACATTATTCGAGGTATTCAGGGAGAATATTATGCCTGTAAACCCGATATTTTTTGGCAAACATACGAAAGAGCATAATGAAAAAAGCAATAGTTTGGAGCAAGGACAATTGTCCCTTTTGTGATCAGGCAAAAACACTGCTTGAACTTCGTGGGATAGAGTATGAAGAACGTAAAATTGGTCATGGTTGGACTCGTGAACAATTATTAGAGCAAGTGCCTAGTGCTAGATCAGTGCCACAGATTTTTCTTGGCGACGAGCATATAGGTGGATTTACAGAACTTAAACAGAGATTACAATGAAAGATATTAAAATAGACGAGATTTATACGTTCAAGTTAGTGACAGGAGAAGAAATGGTTGGAAAAGTTACTGCTGTTGACTACAATACTCATACAGTGGAGATTAGTGAACCAGTTAGTGTAGCCCCAGGTCCTCAGGGCATGGGATTGATTCCAACAATGCTAACAGCAAATCGTAAGAATGTTATAACGCTAAATACTAATAGTGTAGCACTATGGGGTAACACTGCTGATGATGTAGTTCGTAGTTATCGTGAAGCAACCTCTGCTATTGTTACACCCACTAAAAAGGTAATTTTGGGATAATATGCCAAATCTAAGTAGAAAAGGTGACACTAATACCGATGGTGGC